TTAGAAAGTGCCAACCGAAACAGACGTTGCCTTAGCCGAGAAGCTGTCGCTGACGGCGCTTTTAGCATCCCACTTCAGGTCGAACTGTGTGATGATACAGTTGCTGAAAGTGTACTTCGGAGCGCCTGAACCCGTTGTCGTGCCTTTCGGGCCAATGATAATCGTGACTGCAGTTCCGGAAGCAATCGCGTCAGACAGCGCGGTGTTATCGGTCCACAACTGCTCAGCCTTGATCTCGTAATGCTGATTCGTAGCTGCCAAAAGCACCGGCTGATTCGGATTCGTGCCGCCAGTGGCAAATTCTTCAACAGTATCATTCTTAATGCTGAAACTAGCGTTCTTCAGGTTAGCCACTGCTGTACCGGCAATTTGAACCACTCCGTTAATGCCTACGCCAAGAAAAGTGCTCATCTCATCATTCACCTCCAACTTTTTGGTTAATCAATTAAATGGACGGTGCCGTCGGGGCAGTACACTTTATCGCCTTTAACTGCTTGCCTAAATCGCTGTTTGCAATGGTACAACGAAAGGGGACACCCTTCACAATCTTTGCTGAGCACGCCATAATTCGCCTCAAATTTTATCCGAAATACGCTTCCTGAAGCTGCTGCAGAGCCCCAGCAACCTCTGGAGCAAACGCGTTTTGATACTGCTGCAATGCCCTAGTCATAAATAACCTGGCAGACATGCGCCGAGTGCCAAACTCCACGTAAGCAGCATAAGGCGCATTCGCGTAGAACGTGACGCTGAAATTGCCGTTCTGCCGCACTCCTAAGGTGCTCTTCAGAAAGCCTGTGCGGACGGGAACAAGCACGTTGCTCAACTGCAGCATCTGCTCAGCCACAAGCATAAGAGCCGCGCCGACAGCCTCAGGATAATCCTCCATCAACTGTTGTAGAGCTGTCGTTAGGCCTTGCTCAACAGTCACTTGAATGCCAACGCTCACTCTGGTAGCACCTCAAAATTGCTGACAACCACTTTGAAGCTCTCACGCTGAATCTGGGGGAGCTCACCGCGGACGTATTCTCCATCGATTGAGATGCTGGCAGCTCCAGGCAGAAACACGTCTGTCTGCTGCTGGATCCCGTGGATAACCGCAAGGATCAGTTGCCGAACAGCTTCTCGAGTGGCAATGCAACTGTCTGTCCCGCCTAAAATATCCGTGTGCAATATCACATCGATCACGACGGTTTCATGGATAAAATTAGTCTGAGCCGAAAGGGCCTCAATCGACACTGGGTTCGTCGGATTATAGGTTGAAATAATAGCTTTCTGAGAGACGTTTGAAATTTCATTCATGGTTTCAAACTTGTCATGGCTCCAGCAGACGTCCGTCACCTGCAGGCCTGTGCTCTCGCTATTCCAATTAGCCTGCAGCAAGTTGCTTATTTTCTCAGGAAACGTGTTACTCGGCGGGCTTGACATTCTTCTCTAACTCCCCATCTGGCCCAGCACTCCCACAAGCACGACGCGCGTAGCAGTCCTTGCAGTCAGTGATTTTAAGCTCAGTCACACCCCAATAACAAGGAATCATAACTTTGCTTTTTCACCCCTGCGCAGAATAAAACTGCAACGCAGCATCATGAAAGGGCAGTGACCGCTGTCCGGCCCATTTTTTCATGCTTTTGATGTGAGCTTGGCTGAGCTTTTCCATCATGAGCCGTTGGCTGCTGCCGTTCTTGAAGGCGCCGTCAGGATGCACCTTACGATTTTCTATCCGCTGTTCAAGCGTGGATCCTAAAGCTTTTTCTCTTCGACGCTTACCCATGGCACTCACCCTTACTTACACTGGCGTGACGACTTCAACATCGTACCCGGCGTCCATAAGTCGCTTAAGCTCCGTGCTTGAAACGGTCATCTTGACGCCGTTAATCTTCGCGAGAACAAGGTTATGATGATACAAACTCTCGAAATCACCGCCTTGGCTCATGGCGAAACCAAACCTCCCTCGTATCTGGGCACTTGCCTTGCGGTCTCAGCTTCAGCCGCCACGACAACGGTGGTAACATTCTGCAAGTTGCGGATGGCGCTTTCCCGGTAACCATGAATAGCGGTCTTAATCGCTGAAGCGTAAGGTCCTGCACGTGCAACACGCATATCGCCCAAGAAATAATCGTATGCACCCACCATAGCGCCGCCCACGCTTGCGACAAGCACGCCTAGGCAGGCAAGGTCTAAAGCGGCTAGTTCAGCGTTAGGCCATCTGGGATCAGTCGCCTGTGACAAGCTGGGAACAAGCGAAAAAATGTACTTGTTCGCGTGGTAAACATGAGCCTGTACGGTGTCAGCGGAAACCGTTAAGCCAAAAACCGTGAAATTGTCGTTATTGTCTGGCCCTGTGATGTTCAAGTGAGTGATAACTTCATCAAGCGTGGTGAACTGAGGATACTGTAAAGAAAAAACAATGTTTAACTGAGCGCCAACGGGGAACGTCTGCGTTAGGCCAGACGGATAACTAACAGTGAAGACCCCTATGCAGCTGCCGTAATAGTTCGTGTTGCCGGGCTGCCAATTGTACTGAACCATCCCAGCAGTAGCGTTAACTATCGTTGCTGGATTACTGAAAAGAACTACGCCGCGCTGGCTCATGGTAAAGACCACTGTTGCGCCCGTCAGGTTCGCGGCTGTTCCATCGGGGTTCAAAAGCGTCGCTTGCAGAGACGGCTGTAAATCACCCGTATTCATCCTGAAAATAGTCGATGTAGACATTTTCTCACCTGATTAGCAATATTAGGACGGTTTGTGACGGCGGCTGCATCGGCAAATCAACTTCAAACTTGGTTTTTGGCATGAACATGCTTATCCTCAAGGAGCCTTAACTCGCTCCTCATGATCAAGAAGCCTCCGCTCGACCGTTCGGCTACGCAGAAAAATTCAGCTTTCCTTGGCTCCATTCCAACTAGCTGTTGCCTGCGATTACTCTGCTACAACAGGCGCACCGTCACCACGCAAAGTAACAGGCGCACCATTCCCTTCCAAAGTGACAGGCGCACCGTCACTGCGCAGAGTAACTGAGCGAGTATACAATACTTTATGAATTGAATTAAATTCAGGCCAGTTAAACGCGCTGTTGAATTCGGCGGAAGCTTGACTCATTGCGGCTTCCTCTTTGTTAAAAACACTGTTATATCCGTTATCGCGTTAACGTAGTGCGCCGCAGCGAAAGTCATAACTTCCGCAGCTTTATTCATGAAGTCAGGATGCCAAGTGTAAGCGTACTCAAAATCGAAATCCGCTTTTATGCCGTAATGATCGAGCTTGTTTAAGTCGCGCCAACCTTTGTTGTAGTAGAGAAACGACGCTTCACTGATTGGTCTAACGTGGAACGGGTCTTGCATTGAGCGAATAGACGAGTAGTACGGGGCAACGATTGTTGCTTTGCCGTCGACTTTCAGAATTCGATAGATCTCGTCGATGAACTTTTGGATTTCTTTTACATGCTCGATGAAGTGGCTGCAGTACACTTCGTCAACGCTGTTATCCTCCGCGAATGTCCACGGGTAAGATTCCAAGTTAAAAACGATGTCAACCCCGTCCATTCTAACGCGGTCGACACCGATGAATCCTTGCTGTTTGCGTTGACCACAACCAAGATCATATTTTAACGGAACTTGTTCTTTAACTTCGCTTTGCCTTTTCTTTCCCATTACTTGTCTCACCACACCATATCTCGCTCTGGGTCAAAATGACCAACACGAACGCGTGTGTCGCACGCGACTTTGTAGCCGAGCGCATGAATCTTCTCAAAAAAGTACAAGTCTTGCGTGTACGCTCGCGCACCGCCGTTCTGAGGGTTAAATTCCTGAAGCGTCTTGAAAAACGGTTGCGTCAACCGTTTATCCTTGAAAATGGCAAGTTTGAACAAGTCAAAGCCCATGCCCAACCCTATACACGGCTGCACCGTGTTGATCTGTGGTTTCTGCGGAATAAAATTCAAGGGTATCGCGTGCGGATCGCCGTAAATCATCGGTTGCCCGCCTTCGCCCTTCGTCCAGTACAAGCCGCCGACAACGTCGAAGTCTTTCATGTCCTCGTACAGTTTGAGCACGCCGTCCGGCGGCGGCATGTTATCCGTTTCCAGCGTGAGCACGTACTTCCACTTTGACAAGTCAGTATGATTCAGGATAAAATTGATTCCAGCGTTGTACGCGTCGCCAACCTCCATGTCGTAAATGAACAGGCGAATAAACTTCTGGTTCATCGGCGTCATCATGCTCATCCACGATTGAGTTACTTTACTCGGCATTGTTCTAAGCGCCGGAATAACGCAGATTGTTGACAGATCTTGATATGACTGCGCTTGCTCAAGTCGCTGCACCGATTTCTCGATGTCACGGTTGTGAAATCCGCCGATGTCATCCATTATAACGAGTTGAGGTTTCAAACTTGCACTCGACATCTTTTCACCTACATGAACCAGTGTTGAACGGCAGTAACAGGCGCCAGAGCGATAAATTTAATGTTATATGGACTTGAGGATCCTGTCATGTAAACTAAGCCGATGAATCCTCCATAAGCAGTGTTAAAGCAGCTTAGTTCATAACCTTCAGGAGAAGGAATCGTCGCTGCACTTTCGTTTTGCCAGGTCGTGGGATTAGAGTCCCACGTTCCCCCTATGCATCGTATATAATAAAGATAATTTGATGAGGGGTAATTGTCCCAGAAGCAAAAAAGGTTCCCTGACGCATCTATTGATAATGGGTTGTCTGTATTAGTTGTTGTAACTCCCGATTCCAAGGTTACTGGAGTGCCGAAAGAGTTACTGGAATATGAGTACTGGACGACTCTCATTGTATAAGGAGAAGACGTGCCGGTTATGTATGCAATGTAGGGATTATTTCCGTTAGGCACGATTGAGAAGAATTGATAGGTTACAACTTCTGTTCCAAAAACTTCGGTTCCCCAGCTTGACCCGTTCCAGTACGCGGCGCATAAGTATCCGTTGTGAATGTTGCCTTCTGAGCCAGCCGTAAATATGACGACCATGTTGCCGTTCGGCAACGGCACAGGACGCGCTTCCCAATAACCGTTAAGTGTCGTGTCAAGCTGATAAGGAAAGCCCGATGCTGTGCTCCATGTCCCATCGTTAGTAGAAGATTTAATGACATAGGGATAGCCTGTTTCACTGTTTCCCGTAGTCGCATAAGCAATCCACGGGTAGCCGTTTGAATCTACAGCCAACATCGCCCAGTTGAGTGCAGTGTTGGAAATTACTGTCTGTTCGCTTTGGCTCCACGATATGCTGCCATTGCTTGCGGGTGTTCCTCTGCGATAATAAGTTGTTATAGCGTTTCCAGCGCCGCCATTCGTGAAATTGTCGTAAACATAATGAACATAAGTGCCGTCGAAATAAATGTCGAATGAGCGTCCATCATCAATGCCTGAGCGAGCTATCGAAGCAACTGACCACGAAGAACCGTTTGAACTTGTCGCGTAAACAAGGTTTGTTCCGTCAAAAAAGAACACCCAAAATAAACCGTTTGCATAAAAGCATCTGCGATACACTGAGTCTCCTAGACCGTAGCTTGACGTTGTCGTACCAACGACGCTCATTTTATTCTCTTCCTGCAGTTTGAGTGATTGTTCATTAGAACCGTCCTAGTCACCAGAGCCAATGCGTAGCAAAAGTAAGAGGAGGAACAGGAGCTTGCTGGATGGCATCCGCAATAACGCCCCACCAATCCGTAGATTCAGTCGTACTTTGGCTAACACTTGATTGAGTCGCAGTAACTATATCCTCAGCAACATAAATTATAGCGCCATAAGTTCCGCCGCTGTTGTTGGCGGTATTAACCTCTGTGTATCCACTCGGGGTAGCTCCAGCACCAACTTCAACACCTTGAATTGACAACAGTATATCATTAGCGTTGGACGTGCTGAAAGTTGTACTTGCAATATTTTTTGACGTACTACTTGCATTCGTATTGTATGCTGGCAAAGAGCTGTTTGAGTCCCACGGTGATGAAGTGTTTGCTCCTGACACTCCAAAAATAACAAGCGCCATATCATCATTGCATGTTCCAGTTAATGTGACAGTTATACTCTCTGATGACAAAGCAGACGAAGCAACAGCCCACCAAACTTCTACATCTATATTTCCGCTTGTAGTACCACCTTCACCAGCCATCTGGATCTGACTCCGTTTACTCCAAGCGGTTGACGGTAAATGCGTCGACGAAATCTGCGAAATTGTTGGGCATGCAGCATTGGTATTCATTTCGCCCATAAACGCAACAACAATGACATCGTTAGCTTGAGTCGTTGTGAGAGATGCAGAAATGCTTGCTGCGTTTGTAGTTGAAGCATTTATAGCTGAACCGTCTATAGCAAGAACCATTTTTAAGTCACTTCTTGCGTGCATCCGCTGGTTCTTTGAGATACAAACGTTGGAGTTTGATAACTCAAGTTCTTCGCCTACCATGACACGTTGTTTTTAAGTGCAAACCAGACGTTAGCTATCTGCACGTTCGACGCAGACGTTACGTTCAAGTCGGCCGTACTGATAGCGTTCGGAACGCTGCTTTGCTGAACTGTGTAGATGCCTTGCCACGGGAAAACTGACCCGTAAGTCGCAGTACCAGAACCTAAATAACCGAGGTTCATAGCGTTCGACGCGTTCGGAACCGCGCTGTTACCGTAAATAGTCATCGACTGCCCAGTGTAAGTTGTCGCTGTGGACATGACTACGCCGAGCCACCAGAGACCAGGCGTAGCGTTAATGCTGAACGGCACGGATAGCCGCTTCATGCCAGTAACTGAACCCGTTGTGTTGCTGCTCCAAGTGAATTCGACGACGCCGCTGGATGACGTAGCTAACGTTAACTCGTTTGTCGCTCCACCAGCACTAGTTGAATAACTCAGTGAATACAAGCCGACGTTGATGCTTATGTTACATGACGCGCTTGTGTTCGACGTGTTCGTTGCAACGCTCATGCTTACTGCGAAGTCAATTTCTGTTGCGGTCAGGTAGAACGGGAAGAGCACGGGCTGAACTGATACGCTGCCCTGCGGAACAGCGACCAAACTTGTGAAGACTTCGTCCAATGGAAAATACGCTTGCATCCTCGGAACCAAACTTGCGACATTTGCCGTAACAGTCGCAGTTCCTGACATGCCGAAGCTTACGCCGTTGCTGTTCGAGAAGATGCAAGTCCCTGAAGTTAACGTCTGAGTTCCAGCCGCGATTCCGCCGTTGTAAGACTGCAAGGTTGTCGCGCCGACGGATGCCGTAACTGTTGAACCGTTCATGCCGAAACTCACGGAGTTGCTGTTCGAAAAGACAACTGTACCGTTTGAAGCGGAGTTTCCAGATGCCGAAATCGCTGCGCCCCCGCCGCCGCCTGCGCCAGAAGCTGAAGCAGTTATCGTGTTGTTACTCATACCAAACGTGACGTTGTTCGCGTTGCTAAACACAACAGTGCCAGAAGAGACAGAGCTTCCAGACGCTGATATTGCGCTCGGAGCCGTAGACTGCGAGTAGGAAAATGATGCCGTTATCACCGAAGAATTAGACATCCCGAACGAAACATTATTGCTGTTAGAAAATTCAACTGTTCCGGTTGTATTAGCAGTCTGAGTTCCCGCAGCAAGCAAGTTGTAAGATTGTACCGTCTGCGCCGGATAGGACGCGGACGCCGTAATCACCGAGGAATTACTCATTCCAAATGTGACGTTGTTACTGTTGCTGAAAACCGCCGTTCCCGAGGTTATAATTTGAGAGCCGGCAGATATGCCTCCGTTGTAAGATTGGTACGTTGTAGAAGCTACTGTTGCCGAAGCGGTAATTGTGGACCCGTTCATTCCGAAACTCACATTGTTACTGTTACTGAAGACAGCTGTACCGGAGCTGATGGAGCTACCACTCGCTGAAATCGCAGCGCCTCCTCCGCCGCCTGCGCCTGTTACTGTTGCTGTGATCGTATTCCCGTTCATTCCGAACGATACGTTGTTGCTGTTACTGAAAACAACAGTGCCTGAACTCACGCTGCTGCCTGACGCTGATATAGCGCTCGGAGCTGTAGATTGCGAATAACTGAACGATGCTGTGACGATGGATGATTGAGACATACCGAACGTGACGTTGTTACTATTAGAAAATACAACGCTTCCCGTTGTATTAGCAGTTTGAGTTCCCGCTGCAAGAATATTGTAGCTTTGAACCGTTTGAGACGGATACGAGGCTGATGCTGTAACAATCGAACTATTCGACATTCCAAAAGTGACGTTATTACTGTTACTGAGTACAACGGTGCCGCTGGTAGCTAGTTGAGTCCCAGCTGACAACTGATGGACACTCTGCGTCTGCACAGACTGAGTAGCATCAATTATTACCTCATTCGCCGCCGACTTGACAGTTACCATATCGCTCCCAGAAATTGTGATAGTGCCTGAACTGAAAGTCGTGTTGGATGCGACGACATCAACCATGTTTTGAGTTTGCACAGATTGTGATGGCACTGTGTACGAAGCAGTTATAATTGAAGAGTTGCTCATACCAAAGCTGATGCCATTAGAGTTTGAAAGTACAACCGTTCCAGAAGCCGCTATCTGCGTGCCCGCGCTAATTGCTCCAGGAGCCGTAGACTGCGAAAATGAGGCTGAAGCCGTAATCACGCTTGAATTGCTCATGCCAAAACTTACGTTGTTACTGTTGCTAAAAACATGCGTTCCGCTTGTCTGAGCAGTCTCTGTACCCGCAGCAGGTATATTGTAAGACTGAACGCTTTGAGTAGCATCGATAATTACAGCTTGTCCTGCGGCAGATTTCACCGTAATCATGTCGCTGCCTGAAAACGAAACTGTGCCACTTGTGTATGTTGCATTGGACGCGATGACTCCTGAAATTCCTGTTTGGGCTCCGCCAGCGTTTGCGCCCGAGACAATGACTGTTTGTGCGCCTGCCGCCGTTGACACCGACAACGTGATGTTGTTTCCGCCCTGGAGAAAGAACGAGCCTGAGTAAGCACCTGTGTTACCGCTTGTGTTTCCAGCGGTGCTTACGCCTGCCACAGGAACCAAACCTTGTGTTTGAACGCTTTGACTAAACGATGCTGTCACAACAGAGCTGTTAGACATTCCGAAAGTGACGCTGTTTGAGTTGCTAAAGACGACAGTGCCGGTAGTGTTAGCGGTCTGCGTCCCTGCTGCTAATATGTTGTAAGACTGTGTTGTTTGAGAAGGGCACGATGCTGACGCTGTTATGACGCTTGAATTGCTCATTCCAAAGCTAACATTATTGGAGTTGCTGAAGACGTGCGTCCCAGAAGTTTGTGCAGTTTGTGTTCCTGCAGCTGGAATATTATAGCTCTGTACTGACTGCGTAGGTACCGTATAAGAAGCAGTTATAACTGACGAGTTAGACATTCCGAAAGATATGCCGTTACTGTTTGCAAAACTTATAGTACCCGAAGTTTCTGTTTGAGTACCCGCGATTATGCCACTGATGCCTGTTTGGGCGCCGCCGGCATTAGCAGCCGAAATAGTAATTGTTTGGCCGCCTGCTGAAGTTGAAACAGACAAAGTGATATTATTTCCGCCAGCAAACATTAACGAGCCGCTAAAAGTTCCACTCGTGTTGTTTGTGTTGCCGCCTGAGACTCCTGCGGCTGGAATAAGGCTCTGCGTCTGAACTGATTGACTAAACGATGCAGACGCCGTAATCACTGAGGAATTATTCATTCCAAAACTGACGTTGTTGGAGTTAGAAAAAACATGAGTTCCGCTGGAGTTAGCAGTCTGCGTTCCAGCGGCAGGGATATTGTAGGATTGAACTGATTGGTTCGCTGCAGAGATCGTTATTGTGCTTTGATTCTGCGAAAGCGTAACATTATTTCCAGCCGTTAAAAGAACGTTGCCTGTCGATCCATTAAGCGCCGCTGTGCTCTGAGTCTGTACGCTTTGAGTGGCATCGATAATGATGGACTGATTAGCGCCTGTTTTAACTGTGACCATGTCTGATCCAGAAATGACGATTGTGCCAGACGTAAATGCTTGATTTGACGCAGAAATCTCGGCTGGTGCTGTTGACTGAGCCGGAATGTTGGGACCGTTGATCGTGATTCCGCTGTTGCTTTGACTAAGGGTTACGTTGTTGCCTGCGGCAAGCGTCAACGAGCCAGATGAAGAGTTGATTTGGGCAACGACAGATGAGCCTGCAAACTGCGAAGCAGCTGACCCGCCTAAACTGTCAGCGTTAATATTTGCAATGCTTATAGACGCCGTCGTATTATGGGCGGAATTCCACTGCGGACTATTAATCGACGCCGCTGTGTTATCAGCCGTGGAATTAAGCGTGAACGCGTGCTGCGCAGTGATTGAAATTGAAATACTAGCGCTGCCCATCAACTACTCCCCAGGTACCTCTAAAGCATGAAGAATCCCCAATTCAAAAGCCCACTTGATTGAGGATTACTCATCTTCCATTTTTTTCTCCTTCAAACTTTATTTTAGATAACTAAAAATCCCGGCTTAACGGTCACAGACTTAAAAGACTGAGGCAAAGAAAAGAAACAATTCAGCTTAAGAAAGATTAAGAAAGCAAATTTAACTCGTGTTCAAACCAGTGATTGCAGAAATGGCTTCTCCACACACTACAACGGGGCTGTATCGGGTAGTCAAAGTAACGTCGACACTGTCGAACTCCTGCTTAACCTCAACGTCAGTCATCAATGGGCGTTTTACTTCGCTAGAACCATTAAGAAACAAGCTTGAACTTTCTTTCCTCAAGTACCTTAATACTTCCCCTTCCAGTTTTGACATCCAACAAAAATAATTCGCCGTTCTTGTACGCGATGATGTCTGGTCTCGGTTTTGACCATGAATCTTGAAAGATAATGAGAAAACCATTCTTTTTCAACTCTTCAGCCTTTTCAACTACAGTCTGATCATGTTTACGCTTGTTTTCTCGTCTAAGTTCAGGAGTCAAAACTGAATAAGCATTGCGCATGTTTTCGGGATGTTTTTTTGCTGTTGATAGACCACCATGCTTCCCAGCCATAGATTGGTGATTTGGGTTAAGTTTGAGGTAATATTGGAAGTTGCATTTCTGAGAGCAAAAATCACCGCGTCTTTTTCCATGCCGTAACTGCAAAAGCGACAATGGCTTACCACAGTTAAGACAATTCGAATTCTTCGACGGATGATTCTTAATCCAGTTCGCACGTTTACATTCCTCACTACAACAAACCGTTTTGCCGTGGTTCCATTCAACAGTAAAAGGTTTTCCGCAAATTGCGCAAGCTTTTGTCTTGAAGAGGCGATCAGGTTCTTGAGGCTTTGGCAAACTTATCAACTTAGCAAGCATTAACCCGCTAAGTTATTTAAGTGTTCCTTTTGGCTTCTATTTACGAAATAGCCCAATGGAGCGTAGGCAGCAGATAAGTTCTTGCCTGTGCTTAAGACGAAGGCGGTGCCGGCGGGGACAACGGTGCTAACGTACACGTTCATGCCGTAGATCTGGCCGACCATGCCGTTCTTCATCCCAGACGGTTCTTCACCGAACTGAGCGTAAAGCGAAAACTGCGGCAGATACATAACATCTCTAGCGTTGATCGGGTTAAGAAGGAAGCTGTCAACGATGAAATTGTTGTTTTCAACGGCAGCCTTAGCAGCCAAAATGTCTTTCGTACCGCAGCCGCCAGTTACAGTGAACGCAGTTCCAGTAGCGCCCATGCTTGTTCCGGTTGAAGTAATCGAGTTCCCTGCAGCGTTTTGGATGACAGACATGCAGTCCTTGTCAATCGTGTAAGCCATACGCCTAGCCAAACGCCGCAGTTGCTCTGCAATCACCGGAATGTAAAGGTCCTCAATGTTCTCGCGGCTGACACGTTCACGCAGCCCCTTCTTGTAAGGAATCACGGTGAACGTTGTCAAAGGCGTGAAATCCATCATGATCTCAGCGCCCTCACCAACCTGGCTTATCGCAGCTGCCCTGCTGCCTTGCTCTTTAAGAAAAGTCGCACTTTTACCCATAGGCAGCGGAAACTCCGGAAGCAACTTCTTGATGACCAAAGCAGGCATCGTCAACTCAACAATCATCTTAGACAATGCAGGGTAAAGCTCAGCCCCAGAAGTCACATAAGTCAAAGCTGACTCAACAAACGCCATACAAAATCACCTTCTTACCAAAGCAGCACGTAAACCGTCACGCCAGAGCTTGAAACAGTAGACAAAGCAATGCCCATGATAGTCGTATTCTTATCCGTGTTGTCAGTGACTACTTGCCCGCTTGACGCACCGTTCGTAATCTGATCACCCGCGTTAATAGCGCCGCCACTAATTGCTCTGCATATGCCTCTGCAAATAATACTGATGTACTGGCCAGCTGTGCCACCTGTCAAAGCTATACCGACAACTTTCAGGCTGTTAGCAGCAGACGGCACGTCAACAGTCCAGTCAGTGTTGATCTCAACAACCTGACCCATCGTTACAGTAACGCCGGAAGCAACAGCCAACGTTACAATGTAGCGGTCGCTGACAAGCGGACTTGTGCCTTCAAGAAACGGAGCATTACCAACACCAGACATAAAAGATCACCCTAATCATTGAAAGCCAACAAGCTTTCTGTGCGCCTTCAGCAGATCTTTGAACCATTCGTAGCTGCTGAGAACATCCGCCTGCGATTGCAACTGATCAACCGCAACAATGCCCCTGCCCGCCCTACGTCTGGCAGCTTCTGCCTCAGCGCCTTCAGCCTGCTCATCGCCATTCTGCTGCAACTGCTTAGTCAAGTCACTGATCTTCTTGCTTAAGCTACGCTTAGTTGCACGCTTAGCAACCTCAGACTCAAGATCAGCCACTTTCTTCTTCAGTTCTTCAATGTCAACAGCCGAAGCGCCCGAATCATTAATCTGCCTTTCCAAGTCCTGCAGCTGCTGCAGAAAATCTTGGTACGTCACCGGTGAAGATTTTCCATCGGGAACAGCAGTATTAACCACGCCATCGCCATCGCTCGCACTATGTGAAGAAGCACCTTGCTGAGCATTACGTTCAGACAAAGGCTTCACCTCTTTTGCGCTTAAAGTTTTTGTATCAGGTCCTTGCGACTCGCGTCTAGAACCCTCATCATCACCTGTTTTTCCAATAACAAATGACCATGAAACAGCCTCCAGCCTTCCGAGCAAATCAAGCTTAGCCTTCAAAAGATGCACGCGACTAAGCAACCCAAGCCGGCGCCCATCAACCTGACTCTTATCCATGGCAGCCGCAAAACCCACAGGAACAAACGTCGTGTCCTTATAAGCCGGGCTCGCCACGATGCTGAGCTCGCGGACTTTAGGCTTATGAATAATTTCCCAGGCTTCAGGACACAGGTGAACAAGCATGCCTTCTTTCCGCGTGGGCTTACCGCACTTGCTGCACTCCACGTTGTCACTGTCAACTTGAATGCTCACGTGGTCAACGTAGTTACGCAGAATCTTTTCAATCAGATGCTCCTCGCCGACCTCCGCGCGAAACATAACTCGACTGCCTTCTCGGTTAGCGGCAGAAACTCGCCCGACAACCATCAGGGCACTTTCCGCGTGATCCACACGCAGCTGAGCGCCAAGCAAACCAGCAGCGACAAAATCAAGGTCCTCGCTGGGAATCTGCCACTTATTCGAATTCACCGACGCATCGATTGCGACACCCTCTATGTTTAGCAGTTTCTCTTTCAACGCGAGTTGAGCGTCCACGCCTTCCACTGCTCGGAAAGGCACAAAATAACGCAGCTTCATACAAGATCACCATGATGCCACGTGGCAACTACGCGGGCACACGCTTACCGCCAGCGGCAAGACAAGCATCCTGCCAAGCCACGAAACCCCACCAATCCTCAAGAAAACTCTTCTTTTCATCCAGCGACGTTTCTACACCCGCATTCTTCGCAGCGTCAACCAGCTTCCTGCGCGCTTTCTCCTTCAACTCAGGCGACAACTTCGTCTGACTAAGCCTGGCAAGCGCGTTACGCAGATGCGGCAAATCCACTTTCCCATCCTTATCCTTAAAAGGCAAGTGCCTAAGCGACCGCGGAACAGTCTTGCCTTCACTGTCTGTTTTGCCTCCAGGCTCAACAACCGCAAAGCTACTGTCGGGCAAATCGTTTACGTACGCTGTACCCCAAACTTTCGCGTAATAACTCATTTTGGATCACCTTGAAACCTCAGAAATCTCCATGTAAGCGTTCACAAAACGTCGGCGCCACTCATCCCACGCCCTAAAATCAAGAAGCGTCCGTATCTCAGCCTTCAAATGCTGATCAAGCCATCGGCGAACAGACTTCGCATCTGGGAAAGACGCTTTCTCAAACATGTAACTCTGAATCTCCCAGCGATCCGAGCCCTTAACCTTGCCAAGAGTAATCTTGACGCCTTTGCCGAGCTCTTTCACCCTAAACTTCTCGAAAGCCGACGGATCCTTAACTCTGTATCTGTACTGATTGGCGGTTTCTTCTATACCTGGCATGTCATTCAAACCTACCTAACTGAACAGTCATAGAAGGCTGCTGAAACATAATGTGGCTTTTTTCGGGATAGGCAAGGAAATTTGAGCGATTCCCGCTTGCGCGAACGGCGCTCTAAAAAGGCAAGCAAGGTAATTCGGTCAGGGATTTCGTCGTTTCCCGTTGTTCATAAACGATTGAAAGGATTCTGTTCGATTAAGGGACATGGTGAATTTATGTGGATTGTTCTTCTGATTTGTTAAGGAAGATTACCTCTCTGTATTTGGACTGGTAGATTTCGTACTCATACTCAATGGCATGTTGATGAATCCACTTTTTTATTTGTTCCATGATTGCGTCAACTTTGTCCCTTGCAAAACCTTGACCGCAGATCATGAATGTCTTTGGAGAATTTGCTAATAGTTTAATAGTTATCTCCTCTACTCTGTTGTTTACATTATCCCTCTCTTGCACAAAAACAACTGTATTCTCGATATTGTCAAGAAGATTCTTTAATTCAAATTTCAGTTGCTGAGGTACAGGATTTCTTTCCAGAGCATTCGCAAGGAATCTATTAAAGAATCCATTTTGGATTAGTTGGGCGATATGTAGCCCTTTCGCATCATATTTTTTTAGTATGTTCTCCCTTAAGGATTCTAGACGTTCCTTTTTCCCTTGCAGTTTTCTGAGTGTTAATCCCATCTGAAACAAAATGCGGAGGTAATGGTCATCTTTATCTATAATTTGCGTGAAAAGATTCCATTCTGATGTACTGCGTTGTTCTTTTGCTATTTTGATTATCTCTGGGTCTGAGAGAAAAGCAAGTTCTCTGTTTCTAAATTTTCCAATGTAATCTTCTAATTGTTCTTTTGAAAAACCAAGAACGGCTTTAGTTACACCCTCTGCGGCATCTGCAATGGGTTTTTCAGATGACATCTCCGTATTCCTCTAGAAATGAGGAGATGCTTAGCGGGTTATTATCAAGGATAATTGTGCTACCAGGGAGAATAGCCATGTTGTCAATTCTTATCGGCGCTTGAATGTACTTGTCTAGGTACTTTTCTCCATTCTCATATAAAACATATGTTCCGTCTGAATTGAACCCTAGCTCTTTAAGTAACATAATTCTGAGCACTTTAGGCACATCTTTGAGAGACACTAATTCGGTCATGTCTTTCGATTCTCCTAGTGGTGCATATTATGCTGATTACCTTTTACTTCATAACTGTTATCTCTTATGAAGTATTAATCTATATTTACGTATTGCGGAAAAGCCTTCTGACTTGGGCGAGTATTTTTTGCTTTTTGCTATTCGCTTAACCTCAAAAGAAAAAAGGAAAAATGGTTGTAACTTTCGTTATCCTGGTTTTAAATAGCTAATCCGTTGAAACAAGATTGAGGTCATCATGTCAAAGATGCCTTAACTGAGCGTTTATAAGCGTCTTCCCCCTCAACCTGCGAAGGCTGAGCAGGCAAAACCCCATCTTGGGGCTGAGGAGGAAAACCTAACTGTGTCCGAGCCTCACCAACCGTGATAATTCCAGCCTGCACCAGCCCGGTGATAAACTTGGCCTTGTCAGTTATTGAGGCCTCCCAAATGGGCTTCCACTTGACTTTAGGAATCTCCTGTCCCTCGCCGAACTCCTCGTCAATAAGCTGCTTAAAGAGGACAGTCTCCAGCAGGTCGCCGATGATCTCTTGAATCATGCGCAGCCGGGTGACATACTCCTGCATAACCACGTCAGCCGTTGCCCGGTTAGCGCCCTCGCTTTCGCCCAGAAAAATCTTGGGAACGCCGAGGACTGCTTCACGCTCCTTGTAGAGGTAGTTAAGCCAAAACTCAACGTTGATCTCCTTAGTCATGCTCTGAATCGCCTGAGCCTCCACGTCGCCGCGGATAAACACGTCAGTGCCAGGCTTACGGGTTTGAAAAGCCTCCTTCAACGATTGAAGCTGAGCATCGCTGAAAGGGTTCTGAGGAGTACCAGCCTTTACGACAAGCATGGGCTTGGTGTAAGTGTGACAGATAACCGCCATATCATCCTCAAACTGGTTGATTAACAACTGAATCTTCAACAGCGGCCTAAGCAAGCTGGTACCGTACGAAAACTCATACCACCAGCTCTTAGCGCCCCAACGCAGATGTATCATGTCCTGGGCTGAGAAAACCACGGGCGGCATGGTAAGAAGCTGGATGTAGCCGAAAACCTCGCCGTAGGCGTCGCGTCGGGGACGCATATAAACAGGATCAAGCGGCTTAAGCCAAGCAACCGCGCCAGTGTCCTCATCCCGGCAAATCTCCAAGTAAGCATTACCGAAAACCAGCATGTCAGCCGCGGCAACCCGCAACGTGTGCAGAATGTTCTGCTCATCAAGCCAATCCGTCAACCACTCGCGAACAGCATCCTTGCCGCCGTCCAACACAAACCCGTTCGAAATGGCCAAGTTCACGGTGACATCGACCGCAGCTTTAATGTACGGTGTAAACGTGTACAGGTCCTTGTATTTCGGCAGGTCTTCAATCGGCGTCGCGCCCCAGACCAGATCCCACTGCGCCGTGTAGGGAGGAGTAACAAACCCGGCGCCCGCCCCCTTCAACATGTACTTGTTAACGTAGTTCATGAGAACGTTGTCTTTTCCCCAGTTAACCGGGATGTCCTCTTCAATCTGCTGCTTGCTCACCGCTGGCGGCACATCCCGCTGAGCAGTAAAGGCAGCCCTAACAGAACGCAAACCCTTACGAACACGATCAACAACAAAACTCAAGCCAAATCACCATGATACTAAAGAATGTTACTTTTGGCGGTTCTGTAAAATCTTCGGTTAAGTCTTTTCCATGTAAACTTTCGGTTAGCTTTCCCTATTTGCAAAATAGCTAAATACGTACCCACATAATTGACAAAAACAAGGGCTGGCAGTTTAGCATGGTTGAATGCCCTGTTGACCGCAGGGAGACCGCGGGTTCAAGTCCCGCCCAGTCCATTTCGAAGCTAACCAAATAAAAATGATAACGTGAAGGTAGGTGTGTAGCTACACCTTCCGATGTAGCCATTCTACCAACTCACTTCAATACCTAAGTGAACAAGGCAGAACTGACCGCTCCCTACCTTCATTATGTTATTACTTATCGAGTCTTAAATAAGTTTATGAAATAAGCATCCAGAAATTATGTAGAAAAAATTCGAATTAGCGAGTAGGTTTATCCCATTTACATGAGGCAATGTCAGCTTGAGTTAACTTATGTTTTTCTGGGCAACATCTGATTAGTTCCTTACTAGTTTGAACATCTTGTTCTTCCACAAACGCTAGCCTCACAGTAGTTTGAGAATCTTTTATAGCTTGAACCGCAGGCAGTAAATCCTTATCTCCAGCAACCAAAACAATCTTTCTAACAACACCTGACCATGCCAAAGAAACTAAACGTACTGATATTTTAACATCCACTAGCTTTTGAACTGTAACGATATAATCCGTTCCGCAGTTAGGGCAATGCGCATGCTTTGGACGAACATCACCTAGCTCAACATCGATGCGTTCATAATACTGTATAGCCTCTAGAAAGCCCCGTTTTTTATTATGATAGTCTATTTGTTGTTGAGTTGCTCCTGTTTCAGGCAAGTACGGGAGCGCATCAAAAATGAAAGTTCTAAAATGCTCTTCTGGTGGTTGTGTTCTAAGAAAAGCTTTAGGAAATTTTCTGGGGTCTAGCGGGTCTAGTATTTGAAAAACTCTTTGAGCGTTTTGGAGATACATGTTGTCGATTAAAATTGCTGTAGAAATAGGTGCTAAAAGCAATAAGAAATAACCTCAGATATTAGTTTCCGAGCACCATATGGTCGGCGTCGGTCTCTGATAACAACCATAATTTCAGTAATAACTAGTTGCTTTAAAAGCTTTGTGCTAAGTTCGGATATACAATATATAGTTCAACGGAGCAACACAAGGAAATATGTTGGGGTCATCGTATCGTCACTTTATTTGACTTTCTTCGTTATGGGTGGACAAAAAATTAACAGACGAAAATTTACACTGCAAATCAATAGACGAAGAGTTGACAGAACCCTTTTGGCGCTATTCTTAATCCGCCATCACGGCGCCGCGACCGGGCATAGGCGCCTGCACCGCACCATAGCAGCTAAGAGCCATTGCCCAGAAAACGTCGTCATGAGTGCCTTCTGGATGGCTAAACCCTACAAATGCTTCTTTTCTTATGAGTCGTTATTGTTACTGTATCTTGGAAAAGTCCAATGATCTATCTTCAGAATCATAGATTCTTTTGAACCCTTTGATCGATCTTATGCATTCTTCTCTAAATGAATGTTCTCTGAAAACTGTTTGCTCACTTAAGGCATAATTGAATTCGTTGAACCCAGCTGAATGAATTGAGTTTATGAATTGACCCCAAGGACCGCTAAATGTTTGTCCCATAGAAAAGTAGAAGTTTGCAAAGGGATCTATTCCCAGGACTTGAGCCAAACTACAAAAAAGTCTTGTTGATTCTTTGTATGCTACCTGGCAATTTCCTTGAATGCTTGCTTTAGCCATGTTGTAACAAGTAGGATGCTTCTTGAGAAGTACGTACATGTTGAGGCATTCTGTAATTCCCTCGATCAGCGCTAAGTGCTTTGGGATGATGTCCTGAAAAGTAGACCAAATTCTACTGTACAAGGAAGTGCTATGAAGGGTCTCGTGTACAATTACATTTCTGCACCAAAGAACAGGCGTGCCGCCATTTGAATGAAGAAGTATTGCGCCTAAGTCGTAAATGTATTGTCCCAGAAACGTAGGGCCTTTTGTGAATTTAGTATTTGCCATCCATTCAGCGTGATTCAGAACATAAACTCTCTTTGCATCTTCGATGAACCGACCGCCACCAGTTAATGGGTTTCTCAAAAAAAGGGTCATTGGATCCTGTCTTAAGTTTTCAAAGTTGTAACGAATACTGGTTAACTGATTTGTTGATATCCCATAATCTACTGTAGAGTGGAATGAACTTCGTATGTCGTTTAGAGCTTCGTCTGCAACAATGTCTAGACCGCCAGAAGTTGCAGCTTGTCTGATGTATTGCAGAGTATTTGGGCAACTCAATATGTCTACGCTTCTTGACTGTGTTGTTGTGAACCAACATAGTCAAGAAATGAGCGCGTATAAAAACCTCCGCCTGTTGTCACAAAAGCGATTCCGATTATCTTCTCAAGAGCAGGATAAACCGCCTTATCTTCTTCTATAGCCTGTTTGAGCTCCGAAACGCTTTCAACAAGCTGATCAAATAGACTTTCTGGTAGTGGAACGACAGTGTCGCCTATCTTTAGATGGTTAACCCTATCATTGATGAGGTTCAATGAGAGAGCCGCTATTGCTTGGGCAATTAGCAGCTCATTATCGGAACAAAATCTCGTGGCACGTTCAAGTGCACCATTGACAGCACTGTAGAAATAGATTTTTTTTGTAAGATCAGGTTCTTCCTTCATTTTCTTGGTTACAAATTCAAGCTCGCTTATTACATTTGTTTTAAGTTGTTGTGGTAATTTCATACAGTTTCTTCTCCTCAATAGGTTTGCCAGCTAACGTCCTCCATCCTGCATTTTGCTCAGGTGGCAAAAAGTACGAACCTCTGGTGGCTAAAAATGTTCTCGCGTGTTGAATTGGCTGCAAACTACTTCTTTGAATATCAACCCAACATACGCTCCCATGTACACCAACCCAACCTGGGCTCTCATGTACATCCACCGAAACTGGGCTTCCATGTATATCAACCCAATATGTTTCTCCATGTACATAAGTTCCCGCCATAGTGTGTGCTTCTTTCACAAAGCATAGATTTTGGAATGTCTCTATAACAGGCTTCAAAGCATCAACTGGAAGATCTAAATCCTTCAAAGCGAATGTTTCAGCTTGCACCGGGTTCTCAGCATACAAATGACCGACGAGTTGCACTGCATTTATCATTTCTTCTGCTGAAAAGTCGCTAATTGATTTTGCTGCAAGAGAAAACCCGAGATCTGAAGCCTTGTTTTTCAACATCGATGACATATCTGCAATTTCATCATTAATCCGATCTCGTATCAATCCTCGATGAGCTATTCTTATCTCTTCAAACTTGTCTAGCATGGTCTTAAACTCATTTGGAGAAGCTGCTTCCAACGCATTTGCATATAGTGTTGATAGAATTGTCCTCAAAAGATCCAAGCTCTTGTTTGAGCTTTGTATTAGCAAGTATTCTACTGTAGCCAGAAAATTCTCCCTGAGCGATGCTTCTAGCACTTTCTTTTTGGTTTCAAGTTTTACGTAAGTAGCCTGTTCCCAATCATATGTTGCTTTTCCGGTCAAGCCGCATCTTCTCGCTGCTTCAGAGCGATTGCCGCCGAGTTGCTTCGCTAAAGAATCAAAGAGACTCCCAACATCTTCTTCAGTCAACATTCCTGCATATTTGTCAGTTATGTAGCTGTTCAAACCGCTTAACCTCTGTTTAATTTAAAACACAAGGTATTTTATATAGTATACTATATAACCGTTATTCTTGTAACCGATAAAACTTATGAATCCTTTATCAATATGGTGAGTCCACGATATCTGATTCCGCTTCAAAATCCTTCTTTGTTTTACCTCAAATCTTCGAAGCCGAACTCAGTAAATGCCCATTTTTTACCGCGCTTACGAACACGATCAGCAACAAAACTCAAGCTAAATCACCATCAACACAGCAAGATACCACTTTGGACTCTATTCTTAATCCGCCATCACGGCGCCGCGGCCAGGCATGGGCGCCTGCACCGCACCGTAGCAGCTGAGAGCCAATGCCCAGAAGACGTCGTCATGAGTGCCTTCTGGATGGCTAAACCCCACATGCCCCGTTTTCGTAAGCGTGTACCTTTCAACGTTTAACTCAACCGTAAGGTCGATGTCGCCAGACTTGCGAACAGGCACGTAGCTGATTTTCACTTCGCCCTGACGCATCCGCTCACGCAGGATGTTAGCCATGTCCTCCTTAGAAGTAACCGTAAACGTTATGCCGGTGACGCCTTGAACTCCGCTCTTAACCATGTCCTCAACTATACCAACTCCAACACCAGTATAGTCAACGTAGACTGACCGGATTACGCGCCAGCGGTCCTGAAGGCTCTTAACGTAGCCGATCACACTGGCGTATTCAGTGTGCAGAGGAAACCTGTGCACGTGGGCTACTCGCAAGAGGTGTCCCTGCTTCTCTATAACAACTACAACGCTGTAGTCTTGTTTTTGCCCTAGATCGACGCCGACGAAAAATTCGCCGCTGGCAGGCTGCGCCTCAAACTCGTAAGGCACGAGTTCGCTGTCGATGCAGCTTACGATGAGACTTTGAGTAAGCCAAACGTCCTCGTCCTCAGCCCATTCGGCCTCCATTTCGCGGCGCCACCGCGCTGGATCGTTAAGTAGTTGCCTGCGGATCTTCTCAAGAATGCCAAGCTTAAGCGGCCCATTGGGCTCTTTCGCCCTCTCCCAGGTTACATGGTGCCTTGCAAAATCGCTGAAGTCATCATGATTGCAGATTTTCCAGAACAGGCTGTCACTGTTCCAGGGCGTGCTGGTGCAGACGAATTTGCCGTTAGTCGTGCCAAGCGTAAAGAGGATAGCGTCGTAAAGGTCTTCAGCGTTCGGGATAAAATTAAACTCGTCCGCATAAACCACATCCAGAGTGGGGCCCCGAATCGTGTCTGGATTATTCGGGAAAGCTTCAATCACGCTGCCGTTAGCGCAGGTTATCCTGGTTCTTTGAACGATAATCTTTGGACCGAAAGGCAATTTACTGGCGAAATGTCCGATTCGCCGAATGATTAGCTTGGTCTGACGCAGAGAAGGACCGACAACACCGATGTAAACGTTCGAGTTAGCCAGGGCATAATTCAAAAGCATACCCGACACAGTAAAGCTCTTTCCAGCCTGCCTACACCAGCGGGCTGCCACAAACTGATTCTTCTGAAAAAGCTCAATTAGCTCTTTTTGATAATCTGTAGGTTCAACGCCTAGAACTTGACGGAAGAACTCTGACGGGTCATTCTTAAGAGTTTCAGCCTTGCTGAGCCTCTGCTGTTCAAAAACGTTAACGTCTTCACGTAACTTATCGCGCTCAGAAAACAATTGTTTAGGGCGGAGTGTCCTGGGACTTTTTCGCCAATTCTGCATATTTCTGTCTCAACCCCAGAAGCTCAGCCTCAAGACCGCGATAATTGACATAGTCCGCAAGCAGCTCCTTGTACACTTTAACCCCAGAAATAATGTTCCGCAACCGCAAGACCTCGCTTTTTCCAAGCCCAGGGGCGTCCAAAGCCTTCAATGCGGCAGCCAAAGTCTTAAGCGTCTCCTCTACTGAAGGCAATTCTTCGGGTAAATCAAACTCGAGTTTAGAAGAACAACAACAACCATTTTTTGACTGTTGTTGTTCTTCTTTCAGTAATCCTATCTTTATCAACTTTTGACGGATGGCTTCCTCAGTGTATTTGCCGTCAAAGTTGAAGGCTATAATGTGCAGATCCTTAGTGAAATCAAAATAGTTCCTTAAAAGCTTCTCATCTTCAGGAGACCAGGGCTTGCCTTTAGTCACGCTGAAAACTCCCTTGGCCGCGACTGTCAACAAGAACCTCGCCCTTCTCAACATCAGGAATGACGTGGACCTCAACGGGTTCGTGCAGCTGCTCCATCACTTCTAAGCGCGTCATCCTAGAAACGGCTTCGCCTATTTTCCTGTCGTAGAAGCTGCCGTTCAGAATGATCCCGCGAATCCTGCGAGCCTGTCTGTCCATTAATTTCTTCGCGCTTTTCCTGTGCATAACATCCCCGGAAACACCACTCTCGAGGCGGCGAGATGAAACTGCAAGCGACGCTTTGGAAAAAGCGTGTGCCCGCATGTTTCATTGGTTACTTGCAGGCTAAAAATAAAAACCATCCATCGCTGAAAAGCCGACTTGGCTTTGCGCGGCTACAAAAGCCGAGTGTCAAAAAACGGGCATATTAGCAAATAACCATCAGTTAGTGAGGAGGCTTTGTTGTTCGCAAAGTGTCTAAGGCAACGATGAAAGAGTGAATTCCAGGAACGCCCAGCCTTAAAGCCTAAGCGCCTAAATCGCCTGTCTTCTTGCGCTTCTTGAAGTAAACCAGAAAACCAGCAATAACCACAACTACTACCACTACTAAGCCGGAGACAACCGCAACAGCCACGTTTGGAAAAGGCTTGGGCGCCGCCACTGTGAAGTTGACGGTTTGCGAAGCCCCCATGTTTCCGAAAGTGTCATTAGCGTAGACCGTTATCGTGTGCAAACCGTTTGGAACGCCGCTGATAGTTTGGTTGCGGCTCAAGGTTACGTTTGCTTTGCCATCAAGACTGTAGCCTTCCCAGCTGACAGCCCTATCCACGGTGAAAACCAGAGGAACGTTGGACTCGTTAAACGTCTGATTCTCTGGAGACAGAATCGAAATTTCAGGTCGAATCGTGCCGTAACCAACAGGAGTATACAGTTGGGCTAGATTAAACTCGGTTTCAGTGGCAACCTCCGCATTCAAATCACTGGTAATTGTTAAGCCGCCCAGAACGTACAGTTGATCATTTACGTTAGCAACTGCAAAGCCATCTCTCGAAGGAGAAATTGCCTCCCCAAGCGACCAAGAATTAGTCATGGGATTGTAGATCTGTGTATAGCTGCCGATGGCGTAAATTCGCTCTGGAGCCATAACCCCGGTGGTTGCAGCTCCAACATAATCTCCATCTTCAAAACTGTTTGCTGGATGAGGAGGTGGTGCACCTAAGCTCCAGTTGTTATTCTGAGGATTATAGATTTGGTTAAGATCAAGTCCATAATCGCTTTCCCACCATATCCCGTTTATCACGTATATTTTACCGTTGCACGTTCCTGTTGCATAATCGAAAGTTGCAGTTGGCAAAGGTGCATCTTCGCTCCAAGTGTTAGTGGCTGGATCATAAACTTGATTTGCCGTGGAACCAACATTGCTGGAGTTAACTCCCCCTATGCAGTATATTTTTCCATCTATGACATTTGCTTGCAAATCTGTTAATGGATAAGGCATCGGGGCTTCTTCTTGCCATCTGTTCGTTGAAGGATCATAAACCTCGTTTACACCTACCGCACCAAACATGTCATAAGGCGGTTCTTGAGTACTTCCTCCGATGCAGTAGATTTTGCCTTGATAGGTGGCGATCGCAAAGCCTTCTCTTGGCGTTGGCATGGACGCTTCTGAAGTCCAATTACCTGTGGCAGGGTCATATGCTTCGTTTGTGCCGATGTCGCCTCCGGTGATACTGCTGGCTGGCATTATTATGCTACCACCCGTAGCAACTTGGTCGCAGCCTCCAATGGCGTAAATTTTCCCATTTAGGACAACCACGCCAAAATATGATCTCGCCAGATTCATCGGCGCCAACTCTGTCCATGTGTTCCCAGTCGCGGCTGAATCTGCAGAAACAGGCTTAGCAGCGATTAAGTATGGCGCCAAAAGAAAAACGAGAAGGAGCGCCACGGCGTAACCTTTGCTCATGCTCATCCATTTTTCTCTTGGAGATGGCTTGTGATAAAAGGGTTTTTGTCAAGGTTTCTGGACTGACCGGTTAAAGTTTAGTAAAGGTTTCTGGACTAAGCCCTCGCAACTACTCTGTACATGTGTTCGTCTGTCGGAAGAAGAAGGGAAGGGAGTAAATTCTGAAGCAGAGGCTGTTGACTTTTAAGGGTTTGCTGAGGCTCTGGAAAAACGTAGGAGAAATGAAAAATGCTAATGCTATGGATATTGAATTAACCAGAGCCTTCTCAGCTCACATCTTTTCTCCGTTACTTTGAATGGACTAAAAAAGGGGAAAGTGAGGTTGTGTTTGTTGATTTCACTTTACGGTCGTTTTCTGCTGAGCATTACCAGAATCAAAGCGCCGATTATGATTATCACGATTATTATTGCTACTACTCCTAACTCTACGGTTCCTGTCGATGCCAGACCTGTTGGCGGTGAAACTGTCGGTGCTAGTGTTGGTGATGGTGCGGGAGCGTAGAAGTGCGTTTCAGCGTACGATGGCCAGTAGCCGTTGGTGCCAGCGAAAGTGGCGTAGACGGTGAAGTTGCCCGGTATGATCGGTGACCATGTCAGGCTGAAGCTGCCGCTTGGATCAGTTGTTACGGTGCCGATGGGGTAGTGGTTGCCGTTAGAGTCTAAGACAGCTATTTGCACTGGAACGCCTACGAAGTTGGTTGGTTCTGGTTGTTGCTGGTAAACGTAGCCCATCCACGCGGTCATGCTTGCGTCGGATGCGCATGGGACTCCGTTTGGAAAGTCAGCTGCCTGCTCGGCTTGCTTTGTGCCAGCGGAAATATCCATGACTGTGCCGCTAATCACTACGTCTGAGCCGAAGGCTTGAACGTTAACAGTGGTTTGGCTTGGTCCTCTGCCCACACTGTAGATTTGGTTGTCGTAGCCGTTAAAGAATGTTGAATAGCCGTCTGCGATGGCGTAGCTACCGGTAAAGAATTCGCCTGTGTAATCCGAAAGAGTCCAGATTTGTTGCCCGGTTGTTGCATTGAGAGCACGTGCTACTGCACCTTTGAAAATCGGTGTTTCCTCAGTGTGCTCGCTGGTAATCGTGTATACTACTCCGTTACCAATAGCCACGAGGAAGGTTGGATAATTGCCGAAAGGAGTTTCAACGCCAGAGTTTGTGCTGTTGTCTGATCCTACTGGACCGTTGCCGAAGGTCCACAGTATATTTCCAGTTTTCGTACTGTAACAGTAGACTATTCCTGCGTAGGCGCTGCTGTAGATGTTGCCGTAAGCAGCTGTAGTGGCTAAACTACCTGAAGCCTGACAGCCATAGTAGTCAAGTGGCGCTTGTGCTGTGGTTGGACCCCAAATTTGCGCGCCTGTAAGCAAACTGTACCCGACATACTGCATAGTTTCCCTGTATTCTAACGCGAAGACATTGTTAACTGGGTCGATGCAACCCCAGCAGACAGTGAGGTTGCCTGGTGGCGCCGAAATCGTGTTGTGCCATAGCTCTGTACCAAGTGTACCTGAAGTTGTGTTGAGGTTGATGCCAAACGTTTCAAAGGGAGCGCTGCTTTTCGCGCCAAAGAACAAGGCTTGACCATTTGAGGGGAAGCTGCCAGCGTACGCAAGCACCATACCATCTTGGATACTTCCGAGAACAGTTATGGAGTCTATGGACGCGCCGTTGAGCGTTGCAGTGTCGAGCCACGGTAACGAAACGTTAAAGTCGTATAAGCTTGGCACATAAAGGGGTGAGCCCTCATAAGTCACAGTACCTCCTGTCCAGGATCCGTTGGTTACTGGTGGAGGAATGTCCGGCGTTGTTGATGGACCAGAGTATAGGTTGTCCCAAATCCTGGATGAATTCCATTCTTGCAGATACCACTGTGAAGGCCCTATTTGAGTAGTTACCGGGCCGTAAGGTGTCATAGTCGTTTCGGTTGGTGCGAGGTTATCTAGGCTTACTATCAGGTATTCGCCTTCCGGACCGAGCATTGATGCTGTATTGGAAGCAGGTCCAAAGGGTCCCACCCCTGGAATGTT